TTGGTTATACTCCAACAAGTTGCACATCCTCAACAGCCACACTTACAGTTTTAGTTAATGATGCTTCTGGCGCTTCTCTTACAATGTCAAGAGGAACTAAATTCTCTACAACAGTTGATGGTCAATCATATAGTTTTGTAAACAACGCTGATGTAAGTATTACTCCTGTTTCTGGTGTTTATCAATTTGATAATTTAACTGTTTATGAAGGCTCTTATTTAAACTACAAGTATACTGCAAACACATCTGATATTGACCAAAGATTTATTATACCAAACGATAGTGTCGATACAACCACATTGACCGTTAAAGTACAAGAATCATCTTCTGATGCAACAACAAACACATACACACTTGCAACTGGTATTACAGGATTAGATTCGACATCTAAAGTTTACTTTTTACAAGAAGTAGAAGGCGGTCGTTTTGAAGTTTATTTCGGCGACGGAGTTACAGGTAAGACAATTGCAGACGGCAACATAGTCATATTAGATTATATTAACGGCAACAGAGATGCGCCGAACGGCGCTACAACATTTACTCTATCAGGAACAATTGGTGGATTTTCAAGTGCAACGATTACTACATCTAGTAATGCTTCAGGCGGAACTGGACTTGAATCAATTGCTTCTATCAAATACAATGCACCAAGAGATTATACTGCACAAGACAGAGCGGTTACTGCTGAAGATTATAAGACACTTGTTAAAAGTTTATATGCAAACGCACAGGCAGTTCAAGTCTATGGTGGTGAAGATGCAGAAACTCCTGACTATGGTAAAGTTTATATATCCATTAAAGCAAAATCTGGTTCTAATCTGACAACCGCCACAAAAGAAAGTATTGTACAGAGTCTTAAACAATATGCTGTTGCTTCAGTAACGCCTATAATTATTGACCCTGAAACAACATTCATCACACTTGTTGTCAACTTTAAATATAATTCAGGTATAACAACTAAGGATGTATCTACACTTCAAACAAATGTTTTAACAAAGATTGCAAGTTATAACAACAACACATTAGAGGACTTTGCTGGCATGTTTAGATACTCAAAACTAATTGAAGATATTAATAATGCAGATACATCTATTCTAAGTAATATCACAACGGTGAGAATGTACAAGTATTTTACACCAACATTAAATTCAGGAATAAAATATACACTTAGTTATAATAATGCATTGTATAATCCACATTCTGGACACAACTCATCTGGCGGCGGTGTTATATCATCATCTGGTTTCAAGGTAAACAATGACAGCTCACTAAACGAACATTTCTTAGATGATGATGGTGCTGGTAATTTAAGATTATATTATCTAAGTGGCACAACACGAGTTTATACAGACACAACATACGGTACTGTAAACTATACAACAGGTGAAGTGGTTCTTACATCCGCACACATTACAAGTATTTCAAATGTAGACGGCGCAACAAGTACTCAAGTTCGAGTATTTGCAACGCCAAGCTCTAATGATGTTGTGCCAGTAAGAAATCAAGTTCTATCTATCGATACATCAAACTCAACAATTACTGGTGAAGTTGATGGTATTGAAAGTGGAAGTTCACAGGCAGGAACAACATATACGACAACATCTAGCTACTCTTAATCAATGGCAACGAAATATAAAACTAACAAGAGGAAACTATCCTCACTTGTTAAACAACAAGTACCTCAATATGTTTTAGAGGACCATCCTAAGTTCACAGAATTTCTGTCGTCTTACTACCTCTTTATGGAGTCGGCAGAATTAAATCTGACCGACATCACAGCAGTAGATAATATTCTTTTAGAAACTGAAGGCTCAACAGATAGTTATTTACTACTCAATCAAACAGATAAAAATGGTTTAGATGCTAATGGTCAGATTGTTGAAGAATTAAATTCAATCACAAGTTCTTTTGCTAAGAATGAAACAATTACAGGCTCAACATCTGGTGCTACTTCTACAGTTCTTGCTGAAGATATAACTGGCAACTCTCGTTTATTTGTTTCGTCTAATAATGCATGGATTACAGGAGAAACTGTAACAGGTTCAACATCTGGTGCAACTGCAAAAGTTGGCAAGTATCGTGCAAATCCTGTAGAAAATCTTCAACAACTTCTGAACTATTCTGACCCAGACCATACGATAAGTGATTTCTTGGTTCAGATGAAAGAGGAGTTTCTTAATACAATTCCTAAAGACACACATAATAGTGTAGATACTAGAAAACTTGTTAAGAACATTAAGTCTTTATATCGTGCAAAAGGAACTGCAAAGGCCAATAAGGCATTCTTTAGATTACTATTTAATGAAACCTCTGAAGTTTATACGCCAACAGATGATATGTTGCGTGTGTCAGATGGCAAGTGGAACAAACAAAACTTCATTCGTTGTACACAAACAACCGCACAGTCGGTAAACGACTCTATTCTTCTAGTTGGACAAACAATCACACAAGTAGATAATCCAGCAGATGATGATGTGGGTGATGCAACTGCAATTGTAGAAAACATCACTAAGTTTCAACAAGGCTCTGTTGAGATTATTGAAGTAGAAATTAATCCACTTACAACAGTAGGAACTTTTGTAACTGGTCAAGTGATTAGTGGTGTTAGTAATGCCGACTCTGATGTTATCGTTAAGATGACAACAAGTTCAGGAATTTCAACAACAACAATTACAAATGATGGAAGTACACTAAGTACTGGTGATGAGGCAACAGTATCAGGTGGTGCTGGTGATGGTGCAAGAGTACAGGTTTTAGATATTTCTGGTGGCGGTATTGATGAGGTTGTCATAAACGCAGCTGGTACAGGCTATCAAGAAGATGATACAATTACTTTTGCTTCTGGAACAGCCGAAGCAAAGATTGCTATAGTTGGTGGTGGTTTTGCACCCGAAACAGGAAGTGTTGATGTTCATGTAGAGTTAGAAACAGGAACAATCACAGGCGGAGGTTCTGGCGACTTAGTACTAGAAACCTTTGGTGATGGCACAGAGGGTAAGTTCTTAGATTCAACATCAACAATGGTTGACAGAGAAGTCAAAATAGAATTAGAGAACGAAGTTGGACATATGTTATCTGAAGAAGATGGCGGCACAAACACATCCGAAAGATACTACATTGTAAATCAAGAACATGAATTAGACATTCCTTATAATATGTCTGAAACTGACCATATTACACAAGAGGAAGAAACACAAGACGATACTGAATATCCTGGTGATAAGTTAGTACAAGAAAACGAAACTGGCGATGGCGACATAACTGATGTGAGAATGATTGCAAGTGGTTCTGGTTATACATCTTTACCTACTGCAACGATTACTATTGGTGATAGATTCTTACGACTAGAGGACCAAACTAAACGACAAAGGCTAGGTGCCATTCAATTAGAACAAAACGGATTTGTAGAGTTTGAACAAAGCACTGGTAATATATTAGACGAAGAAGATTCATTACAATCTGTTACTGATTTTGATACTGTCGGTGCAGGTCGAATTGAGTTTGAAGATGGTGGTAGAATCTTGAGTGAAACATTTACTGGTGCTAATGCAACAATTGTGCCATTTGGTTCTGAGATTGGTCGTGCGACATCATTACTAATTTCTGAACACGGTATTGATTACACATCTGCCCCTACACTTTCTTTTCCTCATTACGCCGTTCTTAAAACAGTTTCAGGCACTATCACAGAAGATGAAACATTCACATCTAATATAAGTGGCGCAACAGGAACAGTTGTTGACTTTACATCACCTCTTTTAAAATATACAGCGACAACGAGTGCATTGGTAGTTGATGATACTGTTACTTTCTCTGGTGGTGGTACCGCTGTTGTGGCAAAATCTGACCCACTTACAGGAACAGCAACTGTCGCTAGTGATATTTCAACTGATGGTAAGTATGTTAATGAAGATGGTTTCATTAGTGAATCATCTAAAAAAATTCAAGACAGTTTATACTATCAAGACTATTCTTATGTAGTTAAAGTTTCTGAAAGTATTAATAAGTGGAGAGATTCGCTTAAACGAGCAATTCACCCAAGTGGATTCTATGTAACTGGTGAAGTAAACATTGCAACTCAGCTAAGCGCTCAAGTTAGACAACCTGTTGGTTCTACAATCTCTGGTGGACTATTCTCAGGAACTTCAGACAGTCCAATTTACATGAGATTGAATACTTTATTCAACACAATATTTGGTAGAAGAACAGGTGCAGCTCTTAGTAGTTCATTTGGTGGCACTCAACTAGACGGTCTAACGAAACGAACAAGAGCGGCCGCAAGTGCAGGATATCCTGTTGCTGTTGCAGATGCATTTACAAGTTCACACTATGCGGCTCGTCAAGTAGATGTAAACTTGACACCTGAAACGACACTTCAACTAGAACAAAGAAACAGAAATAGTTTCTATGATTTAAGACCAGTTATCATACAAGATAACCTTATCTATGAAAGCGCAACAAGTGCCGACCAGATAGAGTTAGAAAACGAAGTTGGTAATCTAGTCGTTAATTTTAGAAACGAGGGTTATACAGTTCGTGATGTAGAAGTAAGAAACGGTTTCGCATACGGCGGACCAAGAGTTAAGAATTTAAGTGACCGTGCATTTACAACCTTCTCGGCGAATAATGCAATCACTTTAGAGGGTGGTGCTGGCGACGGAGAGATAATATTAGAAAACGAATCTGGTGTTTTACAACACCCACAATCAGATTCTTGGTCTACAACCATAGCGGATTGGAACACATTACGCTTTACAGGCACACTAAATAGTAATGTAGATGGCGAAACAATGAGATTGTCAGACATCAACGGAACCAAATCAAGTCAGAACCACAGAATCAACTTCGCTTTTCCTACTGAAGTAACGAAAAGCGCTTAGTAAATCATTATAAATAGATATAAAGTATAGGGAAAACTAATGGCAGCCATAATCACAAATAAATTCAGAATCAATAATGCGGAACAGTTTGTTGAGTCCTTCTCGGAAACAGCAGCTGAAACCTATTATTTGTTTATAGGAAGAGCACACGCCTGGGCTTCAGACGCTGATGTTCAAGGAAATACAATCGCAGAAGGAACAGACGCTTCACCGCCGACACCTAATGATGATGTAACTTCAGAGTTCTATAATTGGGACGACATGTTAGGTGCAAAACTTATAGCATCAACAGATGTATCAAGAGCAATACCAAGAAGAAACTGGACAACAGGTACAACTTACGATATGTACGAACATA